TACGATGATGATAGCCAGATTGAATATATCGAGATAGCCAGAGGTGAACAAGTAGTCGGTGGAAAAGCCGTTATACATTTATATGATTTTATAGGAGAAGAACATGGCAGATGCGTATGAAGTAAAACCAGGTCAAGGCTCAGTATGGGTTAATGATAGAAAGACAGAGGATTGGCATGCTGATTGGAGAGGTAAAATTTTATTACCCGATGGTAGTGAACATTACATCGACTTATGGGATAATGAAAAAAACGGGAAGGTTTGGCGGGGAATTAAGATTGGTAATCCTGTGGCGAACACCGATTCCGGGACACAGGTACCAGTACAAAATACGAACCAAGCTAGTCAACCTGTGGACAACGTCGGAGAACTTGAGGACGATTTACCCTTTTAATGGCTGAAACTAAAAACAAAAACAAACCTATCCCGTCATTATCGGGATATGGTGGTGTCAGAACACTTCAGCGAAACTTGGAGAAAAGCACGACACTTGCTGCAAATAGAGAGGCTGTCGTGTACAGCCTTCTTTCTATTGCGAACACAAAGATTACTGACTTTATGGAATGGGATAACACAGGCAACGTAAAAGTTAAAGCCAGTGCTGACATTCCTGAGCATGCATTACAAGCAATTAAGTCTATTAAGATTAATCCAGATGGAGACATAGCTATTGAGATGTGGGACAAGGTTGGTATATTACGTATACTCGCTAAAGCATCTGGTCTTCTTAATAACCCAGAAGAATCTGACAAGCCGTCAGTGATTGGAATTAATATAAAGGCCCCAACAACAGTGAACAACGATGAATCCTAAAGGGACACAAGTGGGTGGAAGTCATTACACTAAGATGAAGATACAGCCTATGGAGTTTTCTATGGCTAACAAATTAAACCCAATGCAACATACCATTATTAAATATGTCTCTCGTGTTGACCTTAAAGGCAATGGCGATGAAGATATAGACAAGGCAATACACACACTTCAACTTTGGAAACAATGGAGGAAAGAGCATGGAATTTAAGACTGAGATTGATAACCTTCGAGAAGGGTTTGCAATACACCGCCAGCATAATGATCGAATCATGGTCATTATTGATGCCTTATATACTGAGAACCAAGAGCTAAAACGTATGATGACAATGAAGTTTAAAGATATAGACGATGAGCAATAAAAAAGTACGTAGTCAAAAATCTATGAACGGTCCAGGCATTGACCTAGACTTTAGTAAGTCGCCTATTGTTTATGACTTCTTACAAAGTAATTCTTTTGTTAGAGGTTTAATGGGACCAGTAGGGTCAGGCAAATCTTATGCTTGCGCTGCTGAGGTTATGATGAGAGCAGTTAGACAGAAGCCATCGCCACACGATGGTATTCGTTATACTCGATTTGTTATTGTACGGAACTCATATCCTGAATTAAAAACAACTACCATTAAAACATGGCAAGAGCTTTTCCCGGAAAACACTTTTGGTCCAATGCTCTATACCCCACCCATCACTCACCACATACGTCTCCCTTCTAGAGGAGATGCTGCTGGAATAGACTGTGAGGTTATATTCTTAGCGTTGGATCAACCTAAAGATGTACGTAAACTCTTATCACTTGAATTAACGGGGGCATGGGTAAATGAAGCTAGAGAACTTCCTAAGGCAGTTATTGACGGTCTTACTCACAGGGTGGGTCGCTATCCTACTAAGCGTGACGGTGGTCCTACATGGCATGGAGTATGGATGGACACTAACCCAATGGATGACGACCACTGGTGGTACCGACTCGCAGAAAAAGAAAAGCTCTCAGGAAAGTATCCTTGGGACTTTTTTAAGCAACCCGGCGGTGTGGTCGAAGTCCAGCCTGAAGATTTACCAGATAACCCAGAAGCAAACGACCATATCTTCTCAGGAGGAAGATGGTGGCACTTAAATAGAAAGGCAGAGAATGTATCTAATCTCCCATCAGGATATTATATGCAGATGCTTGGTGGTAAGAATCTTGATTGGATTCGTTGCTACGCAGAAGGTAAATATACCTATGTACAAGAAGGCAGACCTGTGTGGCCTGAATACAATGACCAAATGATGAGCGCTGATGTTGAGTATGACTCAGGGCTACCTATTCATATTGGATTGGATTTTGGTTTAACTCCAGCGGCTGCTATTGGGCAAAGGTTAGGTAATGGACGATGGGTTGTATTGCATGAGATAGTTACTGAAGACATGGGACTAGAAAGATTTGGTCAGCAGTTGTTGGCAGAGCTTAATGCTAAATACCCTAAAGCCCAAGTAATGATATGGGGTGATCCTGCTGGTATGCAAAGGGATGCTATTTATGAAGTAACGGCATTCGATTATCTAAGAACATTAGGGCTGCGGGCGCAACCTACCGCATCGAATAACTTTAAGGTAAGGCGAGAGGGAGCTGCGGCACCGATGCAACGGTTAATTAATGGTAAGCCTGGTTTAATTATTGATAAGTCTTGTAAAAGGTTACGTAAGTCATTAGCAGGAGGTTATCATTTTAAACGGATTGCTATTGGAGCTGGGCATGAACGGTTTAAAGATAGTCCTAATAAAAATGAACACTCACACATTGGCGATGCATTTGGTTATTTAATGTTAGGTGGTGGCGAGCATAAGCGTATGACTAGAAATAGTCTTGCTGCTAACACGCTTATTGTACAAACCATTGCAACGTCAGATTTCGATGTATTCAAGTAATCTTGTAGAAATACTAAAGGCTATGCCCGAGGTAAGAAAGGCTTATTTTTTACCTTTTCACATAGATCATACTAAAAACTTTCAAGGTATCATAGATTATGAAACTAAATCGATTACGCTTGAAGATAGAGTCCGTTATCTGGACATACAGTCTAGAAGCGGTCCTGCTATTACTGCGTTTGTTGGTAATATTCCTGTTGCTGTGTTTGGGTGCGTTATCTTGTGGAATGGTGTTGGTGAGGCGTGGTCTGTCTTTTCAGAGAAAGCTAGACGATATCCAGTCGCTATGACTAAAGGGGCTATTGCATTCTTTGATATCGTAGAGATATTGTTTGTTTTACATAGACTACAAATCACAGTAAAATGTAGTGACAGTCGTGCTGTATCTTGGGCAAAGTATTTGAAGTTTGAGCCTGAGGGTATTATGAAAGGTTACAGCGCAGATAAAGACGATACATACATGATGAGGAGAAATAAGTAATGGGTGGACTAATGGGTGGCGGTAAGCCAGACAATTCAGCAGCAATGGAATCTTTGAGAATACAAAGGGAACAAACAGCTACAGCAAAAAAATCAGCAGAAGAAGAAAAGCGTAAAATGGCAGAAGATTATTCTTCTAAAAAGCGTGCATTGTCTCGTGGCGGAAAGCGTATGCTTTTAGCTGAAGGCAGACTAACTCCTGAAACAGGCCTAGATGAGGAAGATACACTGAAGCCTACCTTAGGCGCTTAGTATGGCCGCTTATGATTATGGCATGGCTTTATCCAGAGGCTTAGTCGCTCCACAAAAAGAACTGCGAGCAGAAATTAAAGCCCTTGCAGGGAAAAGCTTTAAGTCAGAAGATTGGTGGAACAAGCAGCTTGATCGTCAGATTGAGGATGGGATAACTTCAACTAAAACTAAAGAGCAATTCTTAAAGGCAGGGATATTTGGTCGCGCAGATTATTGGGTAGACACACCAACAACTGGCGTTCTAATGAATCCTTACTCTGGGGCAAAGAGGACAGGAGGTATGTTTGGTAATAACCGTCCAGTAACAAGAATGACTGAGTTCCAGGAACAAAAAGATTTAACGGTGGGTCAATTAAAAGCGATTCAAACTCAATCTGAAGATAGTGCTGCTAAAGTAAAACGAGAAGCAAGACTATCTAAAAACAAACCAACAAGAGGTATGCGTGGTTCTGGCGGTCTTTTAGGTAAGTCAAAAGAAAAAGATTTTGGATTAAGTTCAGGGGTAAAAGGATTAGGCTCGGTAGGTCTTGGTATTAATAAACTAAAATTAGGATAAGTTATGGATGATGATGCAATGAGTAATGTTGAGATAGATAAGAAGACTGGCAAGCCAACTAAGGCAGCAATGAAGAGGGCGTTTGAAGAAGACAAAGAATTGTTTATGGACTTGCAAGAGAAGTATTTTACTACGAAAGGAACCATGGGTGACAGTTCACTTTTAGACCAGATAAAAAAACTCATGAAAAAAGATAAAAAGGGATAAGTATGGCAACGATGATGAGACTTAATGCCCAAGAGGTATTACAACGACACGAAAAAGCTTTAACAAAAAAGGAAGAGTTTAGAAGCCTTTACGATGAAGCCTATGAGTTTGCCTTACCGCAAAGGAATCTGTATGACGGTTACTATGATGGCGGAGTACAAGGTACAAAGAAAATGAATCGTGTGTTTGACTCAACAGCCATAGCCTCTACCCAACGCTTTGCTAATAGAATGCAGTCAGGTATATTCCCTCCTCAAAGGAAGTGGGCTAGACTTGAGCCTGGTTCTGATATACCACAAGACAGACAGGCAGACGCACAAGCAGCGCTTGATCTTTACAACGATAAATTATTTGATACGCTAAAACAATCTAACTTTGACATAGCTATTGGTGAGTTTTTATTAGACTTATCTGTAGGTACAGCAGTTATGATGATACAACCAGGGGATGATATTAGTCCCATTAATTTTATTCCTGTTCCCCAGTTCTTAGTTTCCTTTGAAGAGGGCGCTCATGGACAGGTGGATAATGTCTATAGACGTATGAGGTTAAAGGCAGAATCGGTACAAAGGCAATGGCCTGATGCGGACATTCCACAGGAAATGAAAAACCTTATTATACAAAAGCCTACTGAAGAGCTTGAATTAATTGAAGCAACTGTTTTCGATCAAACACGTGGAGATTATTGCTATCACGTTATTGACAAGAAAACAAAGATAGAGTTGGTCTATAGAAGAATGGAGCATAGCCCTTGGATTGTTTCTCGTTACGCAAAGATTGCTGGTGAGACTTATGGTCGTGGACCTCTCATTACAGCGTTACCAGATATTAAAACACTAAACAAAACATTAGAGTTAGTGTTAAAGAATGCTTCATTATCTATTAGTGGTGTATATACTGCTGCGGATGATGGTGTACTTAATCCTAATACAGTAAGAATTATGCCTGGAGCTATTATTCCTGTAGCAAGAAACGGTGGACCACAAGGTGAATCACTCAAACCATTACCAAGAGCTGGAGACTTTAATGTTTCTCAGATTGTAATGGATGACTTACGTAAAAACATTAAACGTATTTTGTTAGACGAGTCATTACCTCCAGACAATATGTCTGCTAGGTCTGCAACAGAAGTAGTAGAAAGAATGAAAGAATTATCTCAGAACTTAGGCTCTGCATTTGGTAGGCTGATTAATGAGACTATGATTCCTGTAGTTAGCCGTATGTTACAAGTGATGGATGAAAAAGGATTAATTACTTTACCACTTAAAGTTAATGGTCTTGAAATTAAAATCTCACCAGTCTCTCCACTTGCTATGGCACAGAACATGGAAGAAGTACAGAACGTATTACAGTATGCACAGATTGCTCAAGGGGCTGGACCTGAAGGAGCTATGAGTATTAAAGTGGATGAGATGATGGATTATATTGCAGAAAAATTAGCGGTACCACAAAGGCTTAGACCTACACCTCAAGAGCGCATGATAATAAAACAACAAATGCAACAACAAGCGCAACAACAACAAATGATGCAAATGGCTCAAGAGAATCCTGAAGCAGTAGCTCAGGTTGCTGAAGCTGTTACACAACAACAAGGATAGATTATGGCAGGATGGGATGATTTAGAACAAGCGTTACCTCTTGATGTAAGAGATGTTAAACAACAAAGAAATGAAACAGACCAATTATTCTTAAGGGTATTTGGAACTGTAGACGGAAAAAACTTGATGGAATGGCTTAACCAGACTGTCTTGGAGCAACCCGTTGCTTTGCCGGGAAGCGATCCTAGTTATGCGTTTTATCGAGAAGGTCAAAATTCAATAGTTAGGGACATACAAGCAAGGATAATTAGAGCAAGGAAGTTATAACATGGAAGAAGCAATCGAGCCTAGTACGACTGAAGAAACTCAAACTGAGGAAATTCAAGAAGACACTGGCCTACTCGACAATGCAACACCAGAAGAGGAAGCTATTGATAAACCAGAAGAAATTATTGACCATCGTGATCCAGAAGAGGTTAAAGCCTCTGGAGAGCAAGCAGATGATCCGTTAGAAAGACCAGAGTATTGGCCTGAAAACTTTTGGAAAGCAGAGGAATCTATCCCTGATTTAGAGGGTATAGCTAAATCTTGGAAAGACTTAAGAAAGCAAATCTCACAAGGAACACACAAAGCACCAAAAGATGGTAAGTATGATACATCAGCATTTGGTGAGACTCCAGATGATGATCCAGTAAGGCAACACGTTGTGAGTTGGGCAAAAGAAAATGGTATTAGCCAGGCGGGACTAGACTCATTAGTCAGTGAGGTGGTTGGTATGAATCAAAATGCTGCACAAGCTTATCAGGTAAATCTTGCTGATGAGAAAAAACAGTTAGGACCAAATGCTGATGCTAGAATTAATGGCATGGTTAAGTGGGCCTCTGGATTAGTTCAGAAAGGTGTATGGGGTAAAGATGACTTTGAAGAATTTAAAGTTATGGGTGGTACAGCTAAAGGTATTGCTGCATTAGAAAAAATAAGGTCTTCTTATGAAGGTCGTATTCCTACTGAGTCAGCTCCTGTAGATGGCGCACCATCGAAAGATGAGTTATATCAAATGGTAGGGGATCCTAAATATCAAACAGATCCTGTCTTCCGAGCTAAGGTAGAAAGAGCATTCGCTCAAAACTTTAGTTAATTCTATTGCGTAAGTCTTAATTTTACTGTACATTATAGTTAAGGCTTATTGCATTCTTCTGTAATGCAACCCTTTAACGCAAGTAACCTTGTCGAATGGCTATCGTAAGTAGCAAGCGCAGGCCCAGTTCTCTGGCATACCACAGCGATTAATGTATTTTTATTATTAATTTCTAAGGAGAAATAACATGGCTATTGGATTATCTAATGCTTATGTAACCCTCTTTGATGCCGAAGTTAAACAGGCGTACCAAGGCAAAGCTGCCTTAGTAGGTGCTACTAGACAAAGACGCGGCGTTGAAGGCAATTTAGTTAAATTCCCGAAAGTTGGGAAAGGCGTAGCAACTCTACGTGTACCACAAACAGACGTAACACCACTTAATGTTGACTTTTCACAGGTCACCGGAACTATGGAAGATTGGAATGCTGCAGAGTATTCTGACATTTTCATGCAAGCAAAAGTTAATTTTGAAGAAAGATCAGAGCTAGTTCAAGTAGTAGCGAGCGCTATTGGTCGTAGACAAGATCAACTTATTCTTGATGCACTTCTAGCAGGTAAAGGCTCTACTATTGCTGCTGGCGGTACAGACTTAACAGTTGCTAAACTTCGCGCTGCTAAGAAAACATTGGATGCAAATAACGTTCCAGCTGAAAACAGACATATTGTTCTTCATGCTAACAACTTATCATCCTTACTTGCAGAAACAGCAGTAACTTCTGCTGACTTCAATACAGTTCGTGCTTTAGTATCTGGTGAGCTTAATACATTTTTAGGCTTTACTTTCCATACTATGGGTACTCGTGCTGAAGGTGGCGTTTCTGTTGATGGCTCTAGCGTTCGTTCTGTACTCGCATTTCATAGAGATGCTATTGGGTATGGCGAAGGCATTGGTCCTAAAACAGAAATCAACTATGTTCCAGAAAAAACATCATTCCTTGTGAATGCTATGTTATCTGCTTGCTCTGTTGCAATTGACGGCGAAGGCATTGTTGAAGTTCTTTCAGATGAATCTTAAATAAGGAGATATAAACATGGCTTACAGTAATGATGGACTAAGCCCAGCTGGCGCTCAAGCAAAAGCTGGTAACGCTCCTCAAATGTGGACATACCAATCAGCAGACGCAATTGCGACTGTGAACACATCGGGGTATTTTAATGACGTATCAAGTTTGCTTAAAGTACATGACTTGATGTACGTTATAGATACAGAAACTCCAACCGCAACATTGGTCGTAGTATTATCCAATGCAGATGGTGTAGTTGATGTATCAGACGGCACTACTGTTTCAGTAGCTGACGCTGACTAAGTAATAGTATTAATGCAGAAGGTGGGGGTTTATACTCTCACCTATTTGCACATTTGGAGAAAGTAAATGGCTTCTGGAGATACATCCCTATCAATATGTTCTGATGCATTATTAATGCTTGGAGCAAGTCCTATATCGTCTTTTACAGAAGGGACAGATGAGGCTAATATATGTAATAGCTTATATCCAGATATTAGAAATAAAACCATAGCAAGTTATCCTTGGTCTTTCTCATTCAAGAAGGTTCAATTAGCTAGGTTAATTACCACACCAACAACAGAATATCAATACGAATATGCACTACCTTCTGACATGATAGGTACACCAAGAGCGGTGTTCATTAGTAGTCAGGCAGGATCAACGCCACAAAGAAACTATAGGTTAATGGGAGGTAAACTATTAACTGACTATACCGAGGTATATGTTGACTACCAATATGCTGTAGAAGAATATGAGATGCCTCATTACTTTGTACAAAATATGAAGTATCAACTAGCATGGCACTTAGCGATGCCTATTACAGACCAAATAGAAAAGACAGACTACTGGAGAACGGTAGCACAAGGAACTCCAGGAGAGAATGGTCGTGGTGGATACATGCGCCAAGCTATGAATATAGATGGACAAGGACAACCAACTAACGGATTTCAGGACTTCTCGTTAATTAGCGTGAGATATTAATGGCTCGTTTTGTTGACATACAAACCAACTTTACTTCAGGCGAGCTAGACCCACTTGTTAGATCAAGAGTGGATATTGACTCTTATAACAATGGACTAGAAACTGCTAGGAATGTGATATGCCAACCGCAAGGTGGTGTTACCCGCAGACCTGGAACTAAATTTATTAATGAATTAGCTGGCACTCCAGCAGATGGGCTTCGCCTAGTTTCTTTTGAGTTTTCAGTTACAGACAGTTATATGCTTTGTTTTACTGACGACACAATGTATGTATATAAAAATAAAGCTTTAGTTCATACAGAAACAGGTACAGGCATTGGAAGTGCTTACTTATCTAATATGTGTTGGACACAATCTGCTGACACATTAATATTAGTGCATGAGGACTTAGCTCCTAGAAAGATAGTTCGTGGCGTATCTGATGCGGATTGGACTGTTAGCACCATAGCATTTGGCTCTATTCCTAATTATGCATTTACATTAGCTATATTTGATACGTCATCTGCTGGAACTTTAACTCCTAGTGAGGTAACTGGTAAAGTTACTCTAACATCAGTTGGCGCTGTATTTGTGGCGGGTCATGTAGGGCAATATATTAATGTAACCCCACAAGGGCGAGCAAGAATTGTTGAGGTAACATCAACTACAGTGGTTAATGTTGTTACTGAGTTTCCATTCTTTGATACGTCAGCAGTTGCTAACGCTGATTGGGAATTAGAAACTGGATATGAAGATGTGTGGTCTGTTGGTAAAGGATGGCCTAGAACAGTTACATTCCATCAAGGGCGACTATATTTTGGTGGTAGTAAGTCAAGACCTTCTACTATATGGGGATCTAAAGTTGGTTTATTTTTTGATTTTGAGCCAGTAGAAGCTTTAGACGATGATGCTGTAGAAGCAACGCTAGACACTAATACCTTTAATGCTATTACCGACATTATATCTGGACGTGATTTACAAATATTTACCACTGGTGGAGAATTCGCTGTTTCTCAAGAAGGCTTAGTTGCAATAACTCCATCTAACTTCTTCCTAAGTACGACCTCTCGCAGTGGTTCAAAAGAAGGAATACGAGTACAGCAATTAGAATCAGGTATATTATTTGTACAAAGACAAGGTAAAGCTTTATCAGAGATTGCTTATTCTGATGCCACCTTATCTTATGAGAGTTCTAAAGTATCATTATTAAGTGGGCATTTACTAAAGAATCCATCCAATATGGATATTAGGCGTGCCGTAGCTACAGATGAAAATGATTTATTATTACTAACAAATGAGACAGACGGATCGATTACTGCTTACTCTTTACTTCGATCACAGAACGTTATAGCCCCAACCGAGTTTACCACCACAGGATCTTTTCTTGATGTTGGGGTAGACATTACTGACATTTATACTGTTGTTTCTAGGGATGACGATGAGGTTACTAAATATTACCTTGAAGTGTTTGATAGTGATTCTTTAACAGATTGTGGTGTTGTAGGCACAACCTCAGCAACAGCCGATATGTCTCATTTAGTTGGAGCGACTGTAAATTGTATTTCTGACGGCTATGTTGAGCTTGACCAAGTAGTCGGTGCCGGAGGAACAGTAACTTTTGTTAATCCACCAACAGTAAGTTCCGAGTGTGGCTTACCAATATCTGTTGAGATTAAGACTATGCCAACAGAAGTGAAGATGCAATCAGGAACAAGAATTGGATTTAGAAAACGTATTGTTGAGGTCAATGCCTTGCTATACAAAACGCAGAATATTGTAATAAATAATAATTTAGTTCCTATTAGGTCGCTAGGGACGGAAGCATTAGATGAGTCTGTTCCTGAGTTTACAGGAATGAAGACGTTGCATGGTATACTTGGGTATAGTAATAATGGTCAAATAACGGTAACACAAAGTTCTCCGTTAAAACTAACATTACTAGGTCTGGAATATAAAGTATCAGTTAATCAAGGGACATAGGATATGGGTTTACCAGTAGCAGTACCAGCAGCAACTAGTGCCTTTGGTGGAGCAATGGCAGCAAGTACAGCGATGACGCCAGCTTTATTAAGTGCAGCGGCAGTCGCGGCACCTATGGCTGCGGTAGGTTCTTTTTCTCCTGCATTAATTGGTGGTGGAGGAGGAGCAGGCTTCTTTGGGTCGCTATCTAGCGTGTATAATGCTGTTAAGCCATTTACTAGCCTAATTTCAGCAGGAACATCTGTCCTACAGGGGATAGGAGCTTTACAGCAAGGTCAAGCAATGAAGCAACAATATAAAATGCAGGCTTTGCAAATTGAATCACAAAATGAAATTAATAGATTAAATTGGATTACAGATGCTAATGAGAGAACTAGGCGAATAATGGCGGTAAATGCCAGTGCTATTGCATCTGGTTACGCAAGAGGCGTTAGTGGGTTAGATGGCTCTGTTAAGTTACTAACACAAACTAATGAGAAAGATTATTTACGTGATATACAAAGAGCAGAGTTTAACCAAGACTCATCAGACAATTTTGCGTCTGCTGAAGCTTCCTTATTAAGAACCGCCGGAGATGTTGCGGTAAGTGGCTCAAAGTTTGAAGCCTTAGGTTATGTTGGAAGTGCATACAAACTATTTGAAGAATCAAAGGTAGGCGTCTAATATGGCTCAGCTCCCAAGATATAAAGCAACCAACACAGCATTTAAAGGTATGCCAAGTCTTACTACTGCGGCTACTTCACAACAGATTGCTTCCAATGAACGTGTTACTGGGTTTTTAAATGACGCTCAAAAGTATTTGCAGAAAGAAGCCAATAAGTATGCACAAGACACAGCTATTGAGGAGGCTATACGCAATCCCGTAACCAAAGAGCAACTTGACCAGGCACGCAATACTGGTGGAAATCCTATTGAAAGGTTTTTGAGTGGGGGAACAGTATATAACGAAGCTATTACTAAAGTATTAGGTCAGCAGATTGCTGGTGAACTAAACATTGAATTACAGAAGTATCAGAATGATATTTTAGAAGAAGTCCGTTTAGGTAGGATTGAATCTACTGAAGAAATGCTTGGGAAGTTAAAAGAGCCAATACAAGCTCAAGTAGAGTTCTTTAATGGTATCGACCCAGAGATGGCTGTCCAATATGGAGCTAATGCAGCTCTATCAGCAAGAAACAAATATCTGCAAGGCGATGTAATCTTCAAAGAAAGAAAAGAACAGGTTGCTTATGCTAATGGGGTTACAACCATTGAAAATAACGTTAATGATTATAACAATTATTTAAATGCATACCCTGACGCTACTGTAGAGCAAAAGCGTATATATAAAGACACGATAACCAAGGTAGCAACTGACACTTCTTTGAGTATGAGTAGGAAGCAGTCGAATCTAAGGGAAGTATTAGACACAAAACTCTTAGCTATAGAAGATGAACACGTTGCACGAGATATTGCTGCTACATACAAAGGTAGCGAGATTAATGAAGTATTACAAGCTCTTCCTAAAGATAAATCTAACGATTCAACCTATTTTAATAGCAAGAATATATTGGAGCAAGATAAATTTATTAGTCGTATTAGTAATTACCTTCAAATTGAAAATGCCGGGTTAAAACAACAACAGAGAGAGGTTAGGGCTAATATAATAGATGGGGAATCATATATTAAAGTTTTACAGCCAATTCCTCAGGAGTTACAAGATAAAATTAACAGAGACATTGACCGGGATTCAGAAGAGTATAGGGGGTGGAAAACATTAGAAACATTTTCTAATAACATTGATCTGTATAATAATACGCCATATACTGAAGTGGTAGCCAGTTACAATGATATGGCTAAAGATATGCAAGATACAACAAAAGTAAAGTCTCCTGAAGATAATAGGACTTTTGGTTTGTTTACTAAGTATATTCAATCTGTCAGTAGCCAATTAAAAGAAGACCCCGTAAGGACTATGACGGGAAGAGCTGGTGTTTATGAGCCTTTAGATATGTCTAACCCAGAGGTGTTAGCCGGGCAAGTACAAAAAAGAAAAAATCAATTAGGAATTTATGGCCCATTATATGGTTTAAGTGAGGAGCAGTATACTGGAGCTATTATGACTGAACAAGAAGTTAATGGCTTTGTAACAACATATATGAATGGTGATGGGAAGACTAGAGTAGCTATGTTACAACTAATAGATCAAGGGTTTGGAGATGCTAACTCACAAGCCTTGTTACAGTTAGTTGGTGGTGGCTTACCGACGACAGCAGAGCTATCATCTTACTTTAATAACCCTCTAATTACTGAAAGATTTTTAAGTTTTGATGAGCCAGAAGAGCAAGAAAGATTAAATAAAGTAGCTGGGTTAAAAGGCACAAGCTATAAGGAAGTATCAAGGGCTGTAGCAATTAAATTACAATCTTTTTCTGAGGTTGTTATGATGCAAAACCCATTAAATAAGAGTGCGGCAACTGAAAAAATGGACAGC